CCATCTTATCACTATTGGGTTCTCTACTCCTATTAACATTACTGATTGTTCTTTTCCATTAACTTCATCAGTATCAGGTTCATCAGTTACTTATTCAGCTTCAGATTTTATCATGGGTGTTTCTAACCATAGTGAAGAAACTGATATTACTAAATCAACTATATCATTAACTTTATCAGGTGCAGATCAAACTTTTATCTCTACAGTATTAAATGAAAATGTAGTTAATGACTCTGTTACTATTTACAGAGGGTTATTAGCTGATGACAACTCATTAATTGCAGACCCATTTCTTTTATATCAGGGTAATATTGAAAATTTTGAAATACAAGAAGATGAAAAAGATAGTATTGTTGATTTAGCAATCGTATCTCATTGGGCAGACTTTGATAAAAAGAATGGAAGAAAAACAAACAATACATCACAACAAAGATTCTTTAGTACAGACGTTGGAATGGATTTTGCTAGTCAAACAGTACAAGATATTAAATGGGGTAGAGCATAATGGGTTTTAAAAAGTTCTTTAAGAAAATAACATCTCCTGTTTTAAAATTTCTTGGAGTTAATCCTTTAGTAGCATTAGGTGTATCGTTATTTTTATCTTGGGTATTAAGACCTAAAACACCTGAAATAGAAGATTTTGGTACTAACTCTTTTGATGATTTTGAAAAAGGTCTTTTAATTAATAAACAATCTAATGACTCAAACATTCCTGTTGTATATGGAGAAAGATTAGTTGGTGGAACTAGAGTGTTCATGGAAACTTCTGGCACAGATAATACTTATCTTTATATGTCTATTATTATGGCAGAGGGAGAGATAAACGATATAACAGAAATAAGAGTAGATGACAAAGTAGTTACTTGGGCAAGTGCATTATCAGATGGAACAGAAGTAGAAGTTAATAGTTCAGATACTAATTTTTATAAAGACTCAACAAGTTTAATTAGAATAGAGCCTCATTATGGAACAGATGGTCAATCAGCATCAACTTTATTATCAACATTAACTAATTGGGGAAGTAATCATAAATTATCTGGTCTTTGTTATCTTGCAATTAGATTTAAATGGAATCAAGACGCATTTACAGGAGTTCCAAAAGTACAAGCTAAAATACAAGGTAAGAAAGTTAAAACTTATAATGCAAGTTTAGTTGAACAAACTGCAAGTTATTCTACAAACCCATCATGGTGTTTATTAGATTACTTAACTAATGAAAGATATGGAAAAGGATTAGCAGTTAGTGAAATAGATTTACAATCTTTTTATGATGCTTCACAAGTTTGTATAACACAAGTAACTCCTTATTCTGGTGGTAGTGATATTAATATATTTGATACGAATACTGCAATAGATACTTCACAAACTATTATTAGTAATGTTAGAGAATTTTTAAAAGGTTGTAGAGGCTATCTTCCATACACACAAGGTAAGTATAGTTTAATTATAGAAACAACAGGAACTGCGTCTATTACTTTAAATGAAGATGATATTATAGGTGGATATAATTTATCTATACCAAGTAAGAATGAAAAATATAATAGAGTAATAGTTGGTTTTGTTAATCCTGACCGTAACTATCAAGTTGATGAAGTTCAATTTCCACCAATAGATGATTCAGGATTACCAAGTGCAGATCAACACGCAACAATGAAAACTGCTGACGGTGGATTCTTATTAGAAGGAAGATTTGATTTTAAAACTATTACAAGTCAATACCAAGCAGAAGAAATGGCAGAAGTTATTTTAAGAAGATCAAGAGAAGCATTAACTTTAGGAATAACTGTTAGCTTTGATGCTTATGATTTAGCAATATCAGATATAGTTAATATCACTCATAGTTCGCTTGGCTTCTCGTCTAAACCTTTTAGAGTTATGGGTATTACTTTTAATGAAGATTTTACAATAGGTTTATCATTAGTGGAACATCAAGATAGTCATTATACTTGGGCAACAAAAGTACAAGCAACAACAGTACCAACAACTAATTTACCTAATCCATTTAATGTTCAACCACCAGCAAGTGTAACACTAGATGACCAATTAATTGAATACAATGATGGTACAGTTATCGTTGCTTTAAATGTAACAATAGGTGCTTCTCCTGATAGCTTTGTTGATTACTACCAAGTAGAATACAAGTTAAGTTCAGATTCAGATTATATTATTTACGCACAAGGTTCAGGATTAAATCACAGAGTCTTAAACGTAATTGACCAAAATGTTTATGATGTAAGAGTTAAGGCAGTTTCAAGTATTGGTTCTAGTTCTGCTTATGTAACAGCACAAAGAACAATCATTGGTGCTATTGAACCACCACAAGATGTTGAAGATTTTTCTTGTAATATTTTAGGACAAGAAGCACATCTTTCATGGTCGCAAATACCAGATTTAGATTTAGCTTATTATCAAATTAGATATTCTTCTTTAACAGATGGCACAGGAGATTGGTCAAACTCTGTATCTTTAGTTGAAAAAGTATCAAGACCAGCAACTTCAATTAACGTACCTAGTAGGGTTGGAACTTATTTAATTAAAGCAGTTGATAAACTTGGAAACTTTAGTTCTAACGCAACAGCTATTATTTCTAATGTTACAGGAGTAACTAATTTCAATGCAATAACAACACAATCAGAACACCCTGATTTTGATGGAACATTTACTAATACAATAAAAACAGATAGCACCATTCAATTAGATTCATCAGAATTATTTGATAGTGCTTCAGGAGATTTTGATGATGAGACTACTAGGTTTTTTGATTCTGGTGTATCTAATGCAGACTTCTATGCAAGTGGTAATTATTTATTTGCAGATATAATTGATATAGGTGCTAAACATACTTGCAGACTTACAGCTAGTTTAAAACAAACTTCTAACAATCCAGATGATTTATTTGATAATAGATCAGGATTATTTGATACAAATTCTTCTAACTTTGACGGAGATACACCATCTAATTCTAATGCTCATATAGAGATTGCAACAAGTGATGATAATTCTACTTATACTTCTTTTCAAAACTTTGTAATTGGAGAATATACTGCTAGATATTTTAAATTTAGAGTTGTTTTAACTTCAAGCGATTTAGCTTCAACTCCTGTTGTTGAAGAAGTATCAGTTACAATAGATATGCCTGATAGAATATTTAGTGGAAATGATATAACATCAGGTGCTGGAACTTACACAGTATCATTTACAAACCCATACAAAAGTGTTAATTATGCAGTTGGAATTACAGCAGAAGATATGGCAACTGGAGATTTTTTTATTGTAGAATCAAAAACAATCAATGGTTTTAACGTAACTTTTAAAAATTCAAGTGGAACAGCATTATCAAAAACATTTGATTATATTGCAAAAGGGTACTAAAAGGAGTATAAACACATTATGGCACAACACGATTACGATATAGCGAACCAATCATTCCCAGCTTTTAGAACTGATCTAAACAATGTTCTAGGTGCTATTAATTCATCTAATTCTGGTACATCAAGACCAAGTGGTGCTGTAGCTGGAACAATTTGGTTTAACACAAATGATAATTTAATTTACCTTTATGATGGTTCAACTGATATATCCCTTGTGTCAACAAGTGCTTCTTGGGAAGTAAAAACTACTTCTTTTACTGGAGTAGCTTCTGGAAAATATTTAATAAATACTTCAGGTGGTGTAGTAACAGCAACTTTACCAGCTTCTCCTTCTACTGGAGATGAAATTACTTTTTTAGATCAAGGTTATGATTTTAATACTAACGCATTAACTGTTAGTAGAAATGGTTCTAATATAGCAAATGGAGCATCTGATCTTGTGGTTAATACACAAGGTGCAGCTTTTACATTAGTATATTCTGGAGATGCAACAACAGGGTGGACTTATAAGGATAAATAATTATGGCAAATTACGAAGCAACTAAATACGATTTTGATGGAGCAAACCTTACAGGTATAGAAGGTATTCCAACAGCAACTATTGTGCCGTGGTCTTCAGCATCAGTTCCATCTGGATTTTTAGAATGTGATGGGTCAGCTGTTTCAAGAACAACTTATGCAACTCTATTTGGAATCGTAGGCACGACTTACGGTGTAGGTGATGGTGCAACTACTTTCAATGTACCTGATTTAGCAGATAACGTACCAGTTGGAAAATCTAATAACAAAACTTTAGCTTCAACTGGTGGAGCAAATACTGTAGCTACAACAGGAAATGTTGCTGGTTCAACAGCAAATGCAACTTTATCAACAGCACAACTTGCTTCACACAGTCACCCTGGAGGTATGAATAACACACCAGTAAATGGTGGTATTCATTCTGGTTCGGGTGCGTCACCTGCAAGTACGGGTGGTGCAGGTTCAAGTACAGGACACGCTCATAATATGAGTGCAAATTTTTCAGGAGATTCAACTTCGGTTGTTCAACCTTATTTAACATTAATTTATATTATAAAAACTTAGGAGGAAAAATGGCAACAAATGCAAAATGGACAGTAGTGTTTGAAGACAAAATGATCATTAAACAAACAGGAAATGATCAAGGTGGATATATAATAAATGATGACGCTTTTTGGAATGATTCAAAGTGGTCTAATATTTGGGCAATTCAATATAAAGATGATGATCATGAATATAATGACACCATAGAATATAGAGATGAAACACCTCATGCAACTTGGACGGTAGCTGGATTAGGTGATTTTAATAGTCAATTTATCTCAAAATGGGAAGCAGCACATTTAGCTAAATTACAAACTAATTGGGATAACAATAATGTTGCTGATGAAACTGACGCTGAAAAAATTACTAGATTAGGTGCAAGACCTACTTCTTATTCCTCATAATCTTTTATAAATAAAGTAGCTGTGTATCTCTTTAGGTTAGGTACATTACTTGCGTGTGCTGAATGAACTTTATTTGATGGAAACATAACTGCTCTGTTTTCTCTAAACCCAACATGAATATCTAAATCATGACTATTAGAATTTTCGTAATAAAATACAGTGCCATTATTTACAGCTGTAGAACCAGAAATCATTATTAATATATTTAATAAACCAGCACCGACATCTGTGTGTGGTTTAAAATGATCTGTATTTCTTTGATCAATACCTGAAGTGGAATTTATATCTTTAATTTTTATTTTGAATTTTAATTCTGATTGTTTTTTAAATAATTCTAATAATTCAGGTTTATTTTGTAATTCCCATCTATTACCATAGTGGGTTTTTTTATTTTTTTCTGCAGTGTTGATAAGAAACTGAGGTGTGTAAAATGCTTTAGTTAAAGCAAAGTCTTGTACAAATTTTAAATCGTTTTCACTAAAAAAATTATCTATTATTTTAATCATTATCTTAACATTATCCAAGAAGTTAAAATATACTTTTCACCTGATAAAGGTGGATTTCCTCTGTGAAGATAAGGAAAACCTGCAGGCCATATAACTATTCTACCTGTTTTAGGTTTTACTCTTTTTGAAAAATGTAAAAATTCTGTTTCTCCTCCATCTTCTACATCATTTAAATATATGGAAAAAACAAAAGCACGTGGTTCATTACTAAAACCTTTTCCATGTTCTATGTGCCACACATGATAGCCTTCTGTAGGTAAAGTTTTCTGTATTTTCAAATCTGTAAAATGAAAAGGAACTCCGTATGCATCATCTGCCCCTACATTCTTTACATAATGATTCCAAGCCATATCAAAATTTAACATCATAGGCTTTAAAGACTCCCACCAAACATCAATATTATTAGGGGCTGCAAAATATTGTTGATCTTGTTTTTGTAATATAGATGCTTTTTCAAAACCTATTCTATTAATTGTATTATTAAATTTATTTTGATCTTCAAAAAGTTTTATAGCTTTATTACATTCTTCTTTTGTAATGTAATTATCATATACACCAATAAAATTATTTATGTTAACTGTTTTTTCGTTCATAATTGTTTATTTATTTGGTCGTAAGAATGATTTTTATTAACGCCATTTTTATTTACGTAGTGTAAAAAAACTTGAGCCATACCTTCGCCTTTATAAATACCTGGTCGCCAGTGTTTTTGATCACACCCTGCATATAATATAGCATCACCTTCATCAAGTTCAAATGAAGTTCCTTCAACTATAATAGGCCAGTTATCATATTTTTTAACACAAGCTGTGACAGATATTTCACAAGCAGGTCTATCTGTATGTTTTTTTAAAGTTGCACCAAACACATAATATCTCCAATAAGCATATGTTTGAAATAATTTTAAATTAGATTGTTCTTCTACTAAAGGTAATTTTATATCTAAAAAACTTGTCATTAAAGGATCACTATACCATGCTGGAGAAAAAGATTGCCTATCTAATTGATAGTCTTTATTTAAATCTAATTTGTTATAACAATATTTTTGAAGTACCTCTAATTCTTCTTTTGAAAAGAAATTTTTTATTAATTTATAATCTACTGCAGCCATGATACTATACTATACCTTGTTCCTTTTGTGATTGGTTGAATACCATGAGGGTACATAAAATTACTTGGAAAAAATACAATTGAACCTTTGCCAAGTTTTAATCTTTTAATTTCTTTTTCTCTTTGATCTGTAAAAATTAAATCTCCCCCTTCATAATTATCGTTTAAATTCATAATGATACTTAAATGTCTAATAGATGTAGTGTAATGATCTGTGTGTATATTATACTTTCCCCCAGCTGAGTATTTTAATAAATCTATTTGATTAATTTTAGAGCTAATCATTTTAGGAAATTTTGCTTTGTAATAATTATATAATCTCTCTATTTCTTTCTTTATATAATTCCAGTAAAAAATATTTGTAGGTGTATCAAGATTTAAATGATAGCCTTTTACATTTCTTATATCTTTATCCAAACCACTCATAATCGTTAAATTTTTTTTAGATTTATGATCTGTTAAAGGTATAATTTTATCTATAAACTCTGTGGAGATTACATTTTTTATCTCGACAATTGCTTCTAAATAATCCATAATCTTCTATTATTTTCTATCTTTCATTGTTTATATAATTATTATAGAATAAAGTATATGTTTCAATCATTAAATTAACTATACAAATCTAATATGTTTTTATCTAAACACTTTAAATTAGAAGAATTTGAAAAGTCCTCTACTGCAATAAGGCTTGGTATTAAAAACAAAGCTGGTAGTGGAGAAATTAAAAACCTTACTGATCTTTGTTATGGAGTATTAGAGCCTGTAAGAGCAAAGTTTGATAAACCAATTACAGTTACATCTGGCTATCGTAGTGAGG